GAATCAAACGCAATTCGCAGCACTGCTGGCAGCGTTGGGCCTTGCCGCCACCGCTACCGCAGAACAGGCCATTAACCACGTCACCAAGATGCAGGGTGACCTTGCCACCGCCCTTAACCATGCCAGCCAGCCGCCCCTGGATAAGTTTGTGCCCAAGGCGGACTACGACGTCGTACTGGCTAAGGCAACAAATGCCGAACAGAAGCTGGCCGACCAAGCAAAAGCTACCCTGGAAACCGCCATCAATGCCGAAATCGACACAGCATTAAAGGCTGGCAAAATTACCCCTGCCACTAAGGACTATCACGTCGCCCAGTGCCGTATGGAAGGCGGGTTGGATCGCTTTAAGACGTTCTGCCAGGCAGCCCCCACGGTTGCAGCTGATAGTGACCTGAACAATAAAAAGCCTGGTGAAACTGACACTGCGTTGAATGCTGAAGAGATGGAAGTGTGTGACGCGATGGGTATCAGCGTCGAAGATTACCGTAAGGCCAACGGCCTGTAAGGAGGATGTATGGCAGCACTTACCACTGGCCGTGAAACGGCCCGCAGATCTGGAGATCTGCTTTCCCTGCCCGCCGCAGCGGCCAAAAAGTTTTGGGCCGGTGCCTTAACCGCACGTGATGCCAGCGGCAATGCCACCCCTGGTGCAACTGCCACAACCTTACTGGGTATGGGGCGTTGTCGTGAAACTGTAGACAACAGCGCTGGTGCAGCAGGTGATCTGCGGGTTGAGATTGAAAAGGGCATTTTCCCTTTTGGCAACTCGGCATCAACTGATCTGATCACGGCTGCTGACATCGGTAACAACTGCTACATCGTTGATGACCAGACCGTAGCAAAGACCAACGGTTCCAGCACCCGTTCCGTAGCTGGTAAAATTTTCGACGTGGATGCCCAGGGTGTCTGGGTAGACCTGAGATAAGGAGACACACACCATGGATATTACGTCAGGTTCTTTACAAGCCCTTTATCGGGCGTTTAATGCAAGCTATCAAAAGGGTTTCAGCGGCACCGGCCCCATGTGGAATAAGGTAGCCACCCTGGTACCGTCCAGCACCAGCCAGGAAGATTACGGTTGGCTGGGCGATATCCCATCCATGCGCGAGTGGATTGGCGACCGGTTGATTAATAGCCTGAAGGATCATGGCTACTCCATCAAAAACCGTAAATTTGAACTGACTCAGGGTGTTGATCGCACCAAAGTCGAAGATGATCAATATGGTATCTATTCAACCCTATTTGAGCTGATGGGCGACAGCGCCGCGAAACATCCAGACGAATTGATATTCGCACTGTTGGCCCTCGGTTTTTCAACCAAGTGCTATGACGGCCAATACTTTTTTGATACCGATCACCCGGTACTTAATGCAGACGGCAGTACTACTAGTGTCAGTAACATGCAAACCGGTGCCGGTAATCCCTGGTTTGTGTTGGATACTTCTCGCCCTCTAAAACCGCTTATTTATCAGCAGCGTAAAAAAGCCAAGTTCACAGCTTTGCAGAGCGAGACCGACCAGAACGTATTCCTGCGCGATGAGTATATCTATGGCATTGACTGCCGAGACAACGCCGGTTTTGGTTTCTGGCAGATGGCCTACGGGTCAAAGGGCACTCTGGATGATACCAACTTTGAAGCGGCCTGCGCGGCAATGGGGGCAATCACTAAAGATAAGTCTGATCAACCGCTGGCTATCAAGCCTACCCTGTTGGTAGTGGGAAGTTCTAACCAGGCAGCCGGTAAAAAGTTAATAGAGGCCCAGCTGATTAATGGTGGTGATAGCAACACCAATTATAAGGCGGTTGATCTATTGATCTGCCCCTGGCTGTTATAAGGAGTAGCCAATCATGGTCATCATTACCTCTAAACAGGACGGCTTTCGTAGGTGCGGGGTAGCCCATCCGTCCGGGCCAGCAGAATACCCCAATGGAACGTTTACTGATGAACAGCTGCAGCAGCTGCAGGATGAACCAATGTTGCTGGTGGAGGTTGTTGAGGATGGTCAGCAGAAACCTCTGAACGCCACTCAGACGATTGCCTTGGTACAAGCGGCTGCCACCAATGAAGAGCTGGACAAGCTGGCCGAAGGCGAAGAACGCAAAGGCGTAAACGATGCGATCACAAAACGCCGGGCAGAACTGACCGCTGAATAAAAGGAGCTGGCCGGGGGAGCGATCCCCCGGCCAACGTAAACCATGGCCTACTGTACCCTTGATGACATTCTGAAAAAGATCCCTGAAGCAACAGTCATCCAGTTGACTGATGACGAAGGTGCCAGCCTGGTTAATACCAGCCGGGTGGATGAAGCCATTGAAGGTGCAGACGCCGAGGTGGATGGCTACTGTGCCACCCGCTACACCGTGCCCCTTGATCCGGTTCTGCCTATCATCGTCAAGCTGTCCTGTGACCTGGCTATCTACAATCTCTATGCGAGGGTGGTTGAAAATATCCCGGACACCCGCCAGAAACAACGTGATGCCGCTATCAAGCTGCTGGAGCGGATTGCAGACGGCAAGGTACTGCTGGGCGGTCCAACCACAGAACCGGTGGCTGCTATCCAGGGCCGTCCTACTATCACCTCTGCAGACCGCATGTTTAACCGCAATAATCTGGTGGGCTTCTAATGATAACCGCCATTGAAACAGCCGTGCTTGATCTGATTAAGGCCTCCTTTGATTCTATCCGGGCCGGAGCCGTACAAAAAGGCCAGGCTGGCCTGTATGCGGCCCCCACAGTAAGCGTGGCCATCTTTGAAGGCAGCTTTAAACCGGAAGGCCGGGGCTGGCGGCAATCTGTATCAGTGGTGCTGCTGGTGGCTTTTAAAAACATCCGCAGCGAAGAGGACCGCCGCAAAGGAATCAACCCCATTGTGCAGGGTATGGTCAGTCTGCTGGGCGGCAAGGATCTGGGGCTTAAAATCAGGGAGTTGAACCCGGAGCGCTGGAAAGATGTAACCGATGCAGAAGACGAAAAGGCCGGTGAGATTGTCTACACCCTGCAGTTTGGCACCTCATTCCTGGTTGAACGTGTTGACCCTGAAGCTGCCACCGCGCCGGATCTGTTAAGCATCGGCCTGAAGTACTACTTAAAGCCTGGTGATGACCAGGTTGACGCGGAAGATCAAATTACCCTCCAGGGAGGAACCCCATGAAAGTAAAAGCTACCCAGGGCCTGCAGTGTCCAATGGAAGGCAAGCCCCGTGAATACATTACCGACAGCAAGGCAGTGGATGTACCTGACACCGCCTATTATCGCCGCATGATTGACGATGGCTCGCTGGTACCTGCTGACGTCGATAAAAAGGAAAAAGGAGCCTAAGCGATGGATGCTATCCAGTTTGACGCTATCCCGGCCAGTATCCGTAAGCCGGGTAAATATTTTGAATTTAACACCCGCCTGGCCGTACGCACCCTGCCAGCCAACGCGCAGCGCATGTTGATAGTCGCTCAGAAACTGGCCAGCGGTACCGGTTCAGCTCTGGAGCCTACTCTTGTGTTTAGTGATGCCGAGGCCGCCACCTTGTTCGGCTACGGCTCTCTTGCTCACTTAATGGCCAAGGCTGCCATTACCGCCAACCCCTATCTGGATCTAACCGTTATTGCCATGGCTGATGCGGATACCTCGGTAGCGGCCAGCGGAACCATTACTATTGCCAACGCCGCCACCTCATCCGGCAGCCTGGTGGTGTACATCGGCAACAAGCGGGTGGAAATCGGCATTGCTTCTGCGGCAGCAGCTGCAGATATTGCCGCAAGCCTTAAGGCAGAGCTGGATAAATACCCGGAACTGCCAGTAACCGCTGCTGTGGTTGGTACCGTGGTAACCCTTACCGCCAAAAACAAGGGCACCATAGCCAACCAGATTGATCTGGAGGCCACCTGCAGCGCCGCCAGCGCCACAGCAACGGTTGTGTCCCTGTCTGGTGGCACGGTTGATCCTGATATCTCTACGGCGCTGGCCAAGGTTTATGGTGAGCAATACCATATTGTGGCAACCCCCTATAACACCCAGACCAGCCTGACCACCCTGCGGGATCACCTGGACGCTGTCTCTGGCCCAATGGAACAACGTGACGCAATAGGTATCTACGCCATTGATACTGCCCTGGCATCAGCAACCACCCTGGCAGGCCAGATTAACGCAGGCCGCGTGCTTGGTGTTTACCTGCGCGGCACCAGATCTGCTTCATTTGAAATGGCTGCAGCCATGGCTGCTGTGCTGGCCTTTGAAGAAGATCCGGCCCGCCCACTTAATACGCTGCCACTTAAAGGCATTGCCGCACCGCCAATCAAAGAGCGTCTTTCCCGTACAGAGCAGGAAAACCTGCTGCACAATGGCACAACCCCGCTTGAGGTTGGCCCTGGTGAACGGGTCCAGATCGTGCGTGCGGTGTCCACCTACACTAAAGACCCCCAGGGCATTGAAGATATTGCTCTGCTGGATATTACCACTATTCGCACTCTGGCCTATGTCCGTAAGGCATTGCGTGAGCGGATCAGCCTGCGGTTCCCCAGGGAAAAGCTGTCCAGCAAAACCCCGCCCAAAGTCCGCACAGAAATCCTGGACGTGTTGAAAAAACTGGAAGCCCTGGAGATCGTCGAAGAGGTAGACGCCAACAAGCCCGGCGTACTGGTCCAGCGTAGTGGTCAAGATCCTAACCGGCTGGATGCTGCCATACCGGTAGATGTGGTCAACGGTCTGCATGTCTTTGCCGGTCGGATTGATCTGCTGCTTTAACCATCTTTTAAGGAGGGTTTAACCCATGTCTGATGAATATGTGTCCCGCGTTACCCTGGAAGTAAACGGCCAGGTTATAGATGACTTTGATTCAGTTGAAGAAGGCGAGCTGGAACATCGCAAAGCCGTCAACCTGATGAATAAAACCGGATCGTGTGAAGTAACCGAGCGCCCTACGGTATCGGTTGACTACATCATCCCCAAAGATAAGGAAGAATTTAATTTCAAAGATGTGTCAGACGCAACCCTGGTAATTGATCGCGGCAATGGCACCCGCATTACCTACAGCGGCGTATGCACCGCCAAGGTGGGCAGAACCAAATATGACGGCACCGATGCCGCCAAGAAAACCATTGATTTTATCGCCAATGAGCGCAGCGAGGAATAACCGTGGACGCGATCACTAAAACATTCCCAGAAGGTCTGCTGCATGAAGGCAAGCTCTATAAAGAGTTTGCCCTGGTGGCAGAGCAGTTCCAGCACACGTTGGATCTGCTGAATAACCCTGCTGTGCAAACAGACCGGCTGGCTGATGAATCATACTATCAGGCCTGCATGCTGGCAGCCCGTTTGGCTGTACCCGGCGTTGAAACCATCACCCCGGAAATGATCCAGCAACTGTCTGGCCCTGATGGTCGCACACTTTTATCTGTATCAAATGAGTTGGAAAACCGGAGGCGTGATTTTCGCAGCTCGATTGAAACCGCTGCACAAACGGATGGTGGCCCTGCTGAAACTGGGGGTTGATTACCAGAGCATCAAAACTATGCCCCTGGACACATCTGATGGACTGCTGGACGCTTACGAAGAGCTGATTAAGCCGCCTACTAAAACCAAGAAGTACAAGGTCAGGAAAACGCCATGAATGGCAATATGAAACTCTTACTTGAACTGGTAGCAAACAACCGTGAACTACGCAACGGCCTGAACTCGGGCCGTCGCGATGTTCACACCTTTGTTACCGGTGCAAAGAAAGAGTTTGAGTCGTTAAAGGGGATGGCCACCTCGCTTCAAGGTAGGCTGGCCACCTTGGGCATCGGCGTTGGTGTCGGCAAAATCGTTATGGATTCTGCACGGCTTGATAAATCTCTGACCCAGATCGGCCAGACGGCAGGTGAAGGCACAGACAAGGTTAAAACGCTTCGTAAAGAGCTTTTCAGTATGGCCGGTGAAAGCGGTCAGGGGGTTGAAAACCTGCGGGATGGATTCAATGTCCTGGTGCAGTCTGGCCTGAATATGAAGGAATCCCGCGCCACGTTGGACGGTATTAACGTGGCCATGTCTGTTACTGGCGCGCAGGCACATACACTGGCCGGTGGTTTGTCAGTTGCTTCCACTGCCTTTCAATTTGATCTGTCAAAGCCCGGCATGGCCCTGCAGTTGCTGGACAAGATGACGGTTGCTGGCCGCCTTGGTAATGCCGAGCTTGAAAACCTGTCTGACATCTTTGCAAGGGTTGGTGTTAATGCCAAATCCGGCAACATGGGCTTTGACCAGACCCTGGGTTTCATTGAAGCGCTATCCCGTGTTGAACGTCAACCAGAACGGCTGGCCACCCTAGCAGATTCAACCCTGCGGGTGTTTACTAATCTGCGCTACATGGCCGAAGCCCAAAAGGGTACCGGTGTAAAGTTTTTTGATGCAAAGGGTGCCCGTCGCGATGTCTTTGCCGTACTGGGTGATATTAAGAAAAAGTACGACACCCTGACCACCGATAAACAGCGTGCAGTCTTTATTCAAAAAGCCTTCGGCAAAGCCGATCTGGACACCGTTAAAGGCATCAAAACTCTTCTGCAAGGCGATAACCTGACCAAGGCCGGTGAGTTTACCAGCCAGATCAGCAAGGCCAGCGGCACCCTGCGTAAAGATTTTGATGAAGCTACCCGCAACCTGGTTGACCAGACAGGCCGGATGGGTGCCAAACTGCGAGAAGCTGCAGATGGCTTTGTCACTCCTATTAACAAGGCTCTTGCCAAATACATGAAGTTCATCATGGCCGATAAAAAAGATGGCGGCCTGGGCATGGACGGCAAAAAAATGATTCTGGGCGGCGGCGCTCTTATTGCTGGCACTGCTTTAACCGCTCGCTACGGTGGCAAGGCTGTTGGCGGTATGGCCGATAAGCTGCTAAAAAAAGGTGGATCCACTGCAGCAGGTGTCGCTGAAGGCAAAGCATTACAATATGCTGCCGGTGTTACCCCTGTCTTTGTGGTTAATGCCGATGCCATTGGTAGCAGCTTGCCTACTCCCGCTAATGTTGCACCCGCTGCGGGTGGGTGGCTGGCTGCCATGCCTGGTGCTGCAGGTGTTTCCTCTCTGCCTGCCTTACTTGCAGCCCTGGTTGGCGGCGGTTCTATCTTTGCCGGTAAAAAGCTATCTGAATACCAGGCCACCAACATGAGCACCAAGGGGCTGCAAGACCTCCGTGCCCGGCAAATGGTAATGGGTGGCGGTCCTAATACCTTCCAGGTTAAAACCATTGATGCAGAGCTGGCCCGCCGTTCCTGGTCACAACGTCAAGATGCCTTCACCCGCCGTTTTATTGCCACAGAGTCCGCAGCCCCCCAGGTTACTAACGACATTAAGATTGATATAAACCTTGATGAGTTGGGCCGTGCCTTTGCCCGCACCAACAGCATGAACACAAACACCAGCGTTAACAGCATGCGCCGTGGCAGCTTCATGACCCCCATAGAAAACAGTGCCATGGGAAGTGAGTACTAATATGCCAGATCTCTACCCGGCACAGATAAACGGCATACCGTTGCAGATTGAATCCATTGATGACACCTTTGAAAAATCAATCGTGCGGCATGAATTCCCCTACCGTGATGGCGCACTGCTGGAAGACCTGGGACAAAAGGCCCGGTTGGTAAAATTCCGCTGTTACTTCTGGGATGACGGCGCTGCTGAAATCATCTTTTCAGACGGCACCAGCTCCGGTGGCGGCAACTATACCTACAATGATCATATTGAGCTGCTGAACCTGCTGGCCAATCAAAGCCTGTTCAGTCTGGTGCATCCTAAGTATGGCACCATCAAGGGCTGTGTTGAATCAG